TATATTATGAGTGGAGGTGATATGAGTGTGTTTGATGAAGATGGGGAAGAGGAGGAAGATGAAGATGATGAATGTTGGGATTAAAATAAGGGGTTAAAAACCCCCTTCCCCTCTTATTTGGCTTTGTAGAGGAATTATGTTATATTTAGGTATAATTAAAAAATTAAAACATATGAAAAATTTTAGAGAAGAACAAATTAACAGCACTACAGAACCTTGTATTAACCAGTACTGGGAAAAGGAAGTAGAAGAAAATGATGTAAAAATTACTTTCTATTATTGGATGAGAAAAGAAGGATATAAAGGGTATTGGGGTGAAAAAGGAAGAATTGAAAAGGTGGTTGGTGAGAAAAAAATAGATAATAAAGTTAAAAAGAAAAGAATTAATAGTATTTGGAGTACAAGTTTAGGAGAAGATTATTGTATAAAACTAATGTTAAATAAGTTTGAGGGAATTTAAATTCCCTTCCCCTCTTGTTTGGCTTAGGGGAATCAAGACGTTATATTCAGGTATAATTAAAAACAGATAACAACATGATTAAAGACATTACAAGATTTCCACTTTTAGACATGATCCAGAAATATGATAACATTCAGGAGGTTATATTATTGTCTAATGAGGGGATAAGGGACTGTGAACAGACATTAGAGGAATTACGTTTAGAGATATCAAATGCAGTTACCGATTTTGAACAGGAGAAAATCGGGGATGATATTATAAGATGTTATAGTTGTATTTTCAAGTATGAACATTCCAAAATGATGTTGAACGCCGCGTTAAATGACCTTAAATACATCTTTAACTAAATGTATCGACTGATAATAGATAATCGTTTAAAACCACTTAAAACCGTTTAAAATATGAAGTATATAGCAGTTATAGTATTAGCATTTATCATCACATTGTTAGTTTCACCTATAATGTTGATTACCTGGAGTACGGATGGGTATAGTGATATACTGGATGGGTTAGGTGAAATGTGTGGTATTGATTAAACCTCTCTTAAGGTAAGTTTGGCCAGGGGAATTAAGACGTTATATTTGATCTATAGGGAAGGGGATAGAGAGATGATAAGTAGTAAATAGTCAGGTGACGGAATGGTAGACGTATGAATAAGGGTTAACAGTAAGGGTAACATAGAGTAACCTTGAAAAACACCGGTGAAAGTCCAACTCATAAGTTACTATACAGGTTCGAGTCCTGTCCTGACTACTCATGTTTTTTAATTATGCAGATGATGGTCTCGAAAGAGGCCACTTCTGTTTGGCCTTGTAGGACCCTGATGTTATATTTAACTATAATTAAATAACACGAACATGAATAAGACACAAATTAAAAAACACATCAACAAATCGGTTTATGAATTCGTAACTGAAATGGGTTACCTGATATCAGATGATAATGATGGTTCAACAGTTACATTCTCAAAACCGGATTGTAAGTCATATGATGACACAATTGAGTATCACAGGTCAGTTCAAGACACATGTGTTCTGAATTGGGCGAGTGATGAGGTGAAAGCGGATGCTGAGAAGATAGATAAGTATATCAAAGCAGTTAAAGCGGATATTGAGTGGAAGGTGAAGATAGAAAGTGGTGATGTTGAATAATCATTTGTTTGGCCTACGGGCCATTTATTATTATATTCATCTATAAATAAAAAACAATAACAACATGAAAACATTAATCACACTTATAATCATATTAGTAATCGGGGGTATATCATTTGAAATAATATCTTACTTCCATACTGAAACGTTTACATCTAAGGTAACAGGTAAGGAACGTATCACTGAACAATCAGGTAAAGACAATATTAAATCGTTCTACCTAGTGTATACTGACAGAGGTACTCTGAAACTGGAGGACGATGTGTTGAGAGGTAATTGGGAGTCAAGTGATGTGTATGGTAAACTAAAGAATGACTCATCATATACTTTCACCACCACTGGTTATCGATTTGGTTTATTCAGTATGTACCCAAACATAATAGGGGTTCAATAGTGTTTGGCTTTGTAGAATAGTAATGTTATATTTACTTCATAATTAAAATATATAAAGTTATGGGAAACATGAGTTACTGCAGATTTGAAAACACTTATAGGGATTTATATGAGTGTTACAATAACATGGAAAATGTAAATAGTGAGTCTGAAAAGAGGTACAGACAACATTTAATCCAACTATGTCAAAACATAGTAGATGAGTATAGTGATTTGGAAGACGAGGAGGAAGATGATGAATAAATGTTTGGCCCTGTAGGATATTGATATTATATTCAGACATAAATAAAAAACATAAACACATGAAAAAAAGTATCACATTTAATCTAACATTAGTAACTTCATTCGCTGCATCAATATCAGGTATGTTGTTATCAATTATTATCAATAACAATGCTTTGTTATCTATATTCTCAGTTGTTAGTATAGCAATTGTAGCAGCAGCAGTAACTGTATGGTGTGAAAAATAAATCACATTATGTTTGGCCCTGTAGGACATTGATATTATATTCAGACATAAATAAAAACACATATGACAAATCAAGAATTAGAATCAGTAGTTAAAACACTCCAAAACGTGGACGGTGAAACAATGGAAACCATTATCAGAGCTGTTGGTATGGAAGGTCAAATGCTTAGACAACTAATACTAACTATGCCTATGTCTACAGTTCAAGAATTGGTTGAGGAAAAAGCGTTGTTTGAGATTATGGATTCAGATGAACTCGGACCATGTTGTTATGGTACAAATTGTAGCTGTGAAGGCTCGATACCAACTGACTGTGATGAATTTTATGATGGTGAAGACATAGGTCCTGAGTATGATGGAGCTGGTTTCACTTATGAAGACCGAGTGGTCAATGGTCAATATAGAGTAATAGATGGGTCAACAAAATAAGATGATTTTAAAATGTTGGGGAGGTAAAAGAGTACACTCTTGATCTCCCTACACCTGTGAGGGTACGTGTGTACACGGTATGTACATATACGGTACTGATATGATACGCTCCCATGCGCGCTGATATCCATATAACCGTGTACGTGGTCTTCCTGTGGAATATGCGTAAAAACAGATCGAACATAACCTTTACGCGCCGATCGTATATACATATATACACCCCACAAACACCACACACAATTCCGAAATAACCATTTTGAATCACCTTACGTAAAGATTAAAAAACTCCTTTGATAAAATGTTTGGCCTCGACAAGATATATACGTATATTTATATATAATAAAAAAATAAGAATATGAAAACATTAGCAACAGTAATTTTTACATTTGTAGTAACAACATGTGTGGCTCAGAAAGTTGATTACATTCAAGTTCTAAAAATAGATACAACAGGTGGTTATTTTTCTGGTGAAGATTTCTCTCAACAAATTAGAGAACGATATTCTGTTTTTGGAGAGTTTTCATCTATGACAATGACTTATCCAAATAGAGATTATAAGCCATGGGAAATTAGGATTATTTGTCTTTGTTTTGAAGCCCCATATCCACATTGGGAATGTTACACACCAGAAGAAGCAGAGGAAAAATTAATTGGAATTGTAAAGGAGAAACAATGAAAAATAATCAAGGAAAAGCACTCAATTGGGTTAATACTTTCTTCAAACAGAAAGAAGAGAACCTCCAACATGATCTACTTGTTGAAGTAAATAATAAACATATTCACTCAATTATATCTCTAGCTGAACAGTTAGGTGATATAAAAGAGGATAAAGCAACAGTCATGGAACAAGTCCAAGATGCTGAGACGTTGATTGAATTAGTTCAATTAATTATGGATGATAATATATTTGATGATGAGGATAAAGAAGACTATTTAAATTATATATTTAATTTAGAGCACTAAATATTTATCGATATGATAAAATTGGTTGACTTATTAGATGAAATAGAACTTCGTAAGGGGCAATTAGAGGATTCTGTAGACGATAATTATGTTTATGAAGCTTTCTTTATGGAGTTCATGGGTATTGATTTAGATAAAACTGATCTTGATTTAGATAAAACAGTTGATCCTTCTACATTCAATAAATTTAAAAAGACAATTATTAGTGATAAAGATGGTTATCAACTAGCAGTACCATCTTCGTTTTATGGTAAATTATATATTATTAACCCAGCTGCAAACAACTTTAAAGACTATATAGTTGGATTTATTGAAGTACAAAAAGTATATGCTAATTATAAATTTACTAAAGCTTATAAGGTTCAAGGAGCACAAGTGTATCTCTCATATATTACTAAACCATATAGAGGTAAAGGTGTAGGAGTATTAGCTTATGATATGGTTTTAGAAGCATATGGTACTTTAATGTCGGATGATATATTATATGAGGGTAGTAGAAACTTATGGGTAAGTAAAATCATTCCTCTTGTTAAACAACAAGGTGGGTTCTTTGGAGCTGAGGCATTAAACATGTATATCCCATTGAGTGCTGATGATGCGGCAAATGATGAAGTATCATCAGTTGTAGACAGATATATGGCTACTCTTAATCCACCAGCTGAAGTTGAAAAGTTAGCTTCCCTAGTTTCAGGAATGGAAATTGTAACAGGTGAAATATGGGTCTATAGTTTCAATAGTAATAATGAAGAACTATTTGACTTAATAGATGAGTATGAAAATGATCCTGGATCTAATATAGCTGATTTAATTGATGAAAATTCTGAGTATTTTACCAAAGAGTTAGCGTTTGGTGATGAGCCAGAAGCCGCTATTCTCCGTACTGAGAATGCTATAGTTGTGTTGAATCAAACGGGAAATGGAATTAAATCTACGTTACTTTAACTAGAATGTTATAAATCAACGTTCTAGTAAATCTCTGTACCTTTTGTTTGGCTTCCGGGAAAATAGATGTTATATTTAGATATAATAATTAATAAAAATATAATAACATGGTAACAGGAATCGCAACTATTATTTTGATTGTAATCGGAAGACGAGCATACAAAATCCATAAAAATGGTGGTGTTACAGATGTAGCTACAGAAGTATTTGAAGGTGGTTCACATCTTATTATGTCACTTATTATTTACTCAATTTTGATAAATTTGTAACATTTGGTTTGGCTTTGTCAAAAAGGGATGTTATATTTAATCATAATTAAAAAACACAATAAAGGTTATGGAAGAAGAAATTAAAAAAAGAAAAGGTCGCCCACCAGGAACAAGTAAAAAAGATCCAAAAGAGGCTAAAGGACCAACATTTGATATCACAGGTACTCCTAAAAAAAGAGGTAGAAAAGCAACTGTTAAAGTTGAATTGGCACCTATTGAAGAAGTAGTTGATGGTGAAATTGAAGGTACAACATCTGAGAAGTTAAAACACTTCGCTAAACAAATCAAATACTATGATTATCTGTTGAACATGGAGCCATACAGATTTGATTTGAGAGCTAAGAAACAAGAAGCAACAAATAGAATGTGCTTTTTAGTTGAAACACTTTAAATAAAAGTTTGGCTTTACAAAATAAATAAATTATATTTAATAAAAATAAAGGTTATGCTAGATATTCAAAACACAAAATTTCTCACAGAGTCTGAGATTAAAGAAAAAGCAAAGTCTGTGTTCACCGATAAAGGTGCTCCAGGTACTAGTGAAAAGTATGCTCATATTTCAACCAAACAGATCATTGATGATATGAAACAGTTAGGTTGGGGTGTAGTAGATGCTAAACAGGTCCGCGCTCGTAAGGGTGATGGTTATCAAAAACACTTAGTAGTGTTTAGAAATCCAGATTTGTTTATTGAAGGTGAAGATGGTGATCATGTTTGGCCACAAGTACTATTAACTAATAGTCATGATGGTAAAAATGCATTTACTTTCACCGCAGGATTGTTTAGAATGGTTTGTGAAAATGGTCTTGTAATTTGTTCTAAGGAATTTGAGAATCTAAAAATTCGTCACTATGGTTACGATTTTAAAGAATTGCAAAAAGTAGTTAACACGATGGTAGAAAGTCTTCCACTCACAGTTGATTCAATGAACAAGTTTAAGAAAAAGAAATTGCAGAAAAAACAAATTGAAGAGTTTGCCAAGAAAGCAGCTGAGATTCGTTTTGGAGCAGAACAACTACAAAACATTACTATTAATTATGCGAGTTTAATTACTCCAACTCGTACTGAAGACAGTGGTGATGATTTATGGAGTATATTTAATGTAGTACAAGAAAAACTTACACATGGTATGTTTGAGTACGTTTCAGGTACTAAGCTTAGAAAAGCTCGTAAAATCAAGAACTTCAAACAAGACATTGATTTGAATGCGAAATTATATGATTTGGCTATGACATATGTAGCCTAATCATGAATAGTCATGTGGCGGAATAGTCGACGGACTTATGGATAGACGTGACCAGTAATGGTGCTAGAAATAGTGTAGAGGTTCGAATCCTCTCATGACTACAAAATTCGCGCCCTTAGCTCATTCGGTTAGAGCAACTGACTCATAATCAGTAGGTGCCTGGTTCGATTCCAGGAGGGCGCACAAGTGGATGTTCTTTGATATTTTAAGTAAAGGAGAAACAAATTATGGAAACAATGTATTTTGTTTTAGGTATGCTCTCGATTGTTGCAGCCGCTATTATAGCTGTGATTGTTTGGAGTATAGTTAAGATTACCAAATTAACACTTGAATTAAAATCCACCCACGAGTGGATAGAAAGTAATAATCGAGATAGAAATTACAACTTTGAACAAGTTTATAAAACTATCAGCGATACAGAACGTCAAACGCAATTTGAAGTGCAAGAAATCTATAAACAAATGGCTGAATGTCGTTCGTATACAGATTCACGCTTTGATAAAGCAACAGGTCTAACTGGGGCTAAACAAGTAATTAAATAATAACCCGTTAAAGAACGTCCACTTTAAAAGAAAAAGATAAGCGGTTTTAAACCGCTATCTTTATTCTATATGATATTGCTATATAAATTTATAATAAGACGTTTAAGTCCGTTATTCTCCCATTTTAACTATATGTATATATATGGATATAAATAAGATTTTTGAAGTTTTTAGGCCTGAAGATGAAGTTAATGAGTCTACTCAAATGACATTTGAAGGACCAATCATGTGGATTGGAATGTTTAAGAAATTAATTTCCAATTATGAAGTGTTCACAAAACAAATAATATTATTTTTTAAAACATCTAATCAAGACCTGGATATGGATGATATTGAGAGAGCTAGTAGTTACATGGTTTATACTAGAGCATATGATAACTTATCAAAACTAGATGTAAGTGATCCAATGCATGTGGAAGTATTAAAAATCTACTCAGATGAATACTTTATCACATCTTTAAAAAACTCACTCTCATACTTTGAGACTATAGAGGAATATGAGAAATGTGCTTTCTTGAAACAAATTCAAGACACAATAAACCTCTTTCAAAAATAACTTGGCCCTGTATTTTTCTATCATTATAATATGAATACGGGTTTTAAGAAACAATAAAAACAATAAGAATGAAAAACAGAGAAAGTGTATTACGTCAACTGACTAAATTAGAATCAGGGACTCAGAAGTTAAACTTTATCATCAAACAACAACAACCAATTGAAGATTACTTAAAGGTACTTGAAGAAATGCGTGAGGCAATTGATCAAGCTCGTTTGTATGTTGAAAGTGAACCAATGACTTATAATCAATAATTATGAAATTAACAGCAGAACAAATTTTAGAGAATTGGGAAGAATTTCTAGGTAATATTGAAACATATATTACTGGAGATAGAAAAGACCAATTACTAGAATTTTATGAAAAATACGCTGAGCGCATTATGATGATGCCTGCGGCTCATAAAAAAGAATACCATAATGCATTCCCAGGTGGTTACGTAGAACATGTTAACCGAGTAGTTCAAGGAGCACTTAAATTACATTCAGTATGGGAAGAAATGGGAGTAGACGCTTCTACTTACTCTGTTGAAGAATTAGTATTCTCAGCTATCAATCATGATTTAGGAAAAATGGGTGATGAGAATAATGAAGCTTATATTCCTCAAGATGATAATTGGAGAAGAGAGAAACTAGGTGAAGATTATAAATTCAATGATCGTCTAGAATTTATGTCTGTTCCAGACAGAGGAATCCATATGTTAACATCAAATGGCATTATGATGACTCGTAACGAGTGGTTAGCTATTAAACTACATGATGGTTTATATGACGATGCTAATAAATCATATTTGATGTCTTGGTCACCAGAAACTAAACCTCGTACTTCTCTAATTCATATCATTCATCAAGCTGACTTAATGGCTGCTAGAATTGAATTTGAAAGAGAATGGAACCCTAAATTTAGAGGAGAAAGAAAATCAACTCCTACTCCTTCTACTAAACAACCAATTAAAACTAAAGCATTAAGTAATGTTAAATCTCAGGGCTTAATGGATATGTTAGATAATTTATGATAACATTAGTAATTATATTAATAATAATGGTCGCTATCTTAGGATACGCGACCTTTAATCTTCTTAGAAAACTTGAAAAACAAGAAGACATCTTAACCAGTTATATGGTTTACTTAAACAAACTATCAGACATAATTGAATTCTCAGATAAAAAACTTAAAGAAGTAGATTCTAGAGGTAGTTTTGAATCAGATGATGAAGTAGGTTTTTTCTTTCAGTCTGTTAAACAAATTCAAGAAACTTTAAATAGTTTCAAAGTTAAAAATTTATGAACGAAGAAATAGCAGTTAAAAAACCTAAGAAAAAAGGAGTACAATATTTTACTCAAGACACTGAAGATGCAATTGTGTTATATAATAATACAACAGATTTTGAAGTAAGAAGTAGAATATATAGAGACCGTATCCATTATGCTTTTTTTAAATTAACAGAAAACATAATTCATACTTTTAAATTTTATTATACTGAGGTAGATAACATTGAAGATCTACAACATGAGGTAATAGAGTTTTTACTTCAAAAAATACATCGTTTCGATCCTAGTAAGGGAGCAAAGGCATATTCATATTTTGGAACAATAGCTAAACGTTACTTAATCAATTCTAATAATAAAAATTATAAAAAACGAGTAGATAAAGCTCCTATTGATATTTTAGAATCTGATGAAAAACATAGCTATGTTATCGATGATATTCCTAGTAATACTAAACTAGAAATATTCATGGATAAGTATGTAGAGTATTGCACTAAAAATATTTACACTTTATTTCCTAAAGAAAATGATGCTAAAGTAGCAGATGCAGTTTTAGAATTATTTCGTAAAAGAGACAATATAGACGTCTTCAATAAGAAGGCACTGTATATATACATTAGAGAGATTATCGATGTTAAAACCCCTAAAATCACTAAAATATCAGATAAATTATATGATGTATTTAAAGAACATTATTTATTTTATCTAGAATATGGATACATAAATTTTTAATGTTCATATTTATAATAAATGACTACACATGAGTGCTTTAGAAAATAACATATTTGGTGGCAAGAAATTCTCAGATTTACTAGAGGAAATTTATAATAACCAAAAGAAAAAAGATAAACAAATATCAGCTTTAATATCTGAATTAAAACCCCTTGTACAAGAGATAGGTGACGCTACACTAATTGTTCCTTTAATTAAAGAATACTTAGAAATAGGTGTCAAGAATGATGAACAATTAATTAAAATGGCTACTATTGTACAACGTATAATGAGTAACAATAGTAATTCTGCTGATGGTGGATTTGGAATTTCAGAAGAAGAAAAAGCTCAATTACTAGCAGAACTAGATAAGTTTAAAGAGGAGGATAAGTAATGGCTCAAATGCTTGGCCCATCAGGATTTTTATCTAATTCTTCTAAAAAAGAGAATGGATCATCTTCTACTGCGGGAGAATCATCTAGCACAATATCAGCTAGAGTTAAAGATATAATATTAGATAATTCCCATCCTAGATTTACTGAATTTGGGGAGTGGAATAGTATTGGTGTTATATTTTTTGAAATAGTAGCAAACCCAGAATTCGCTACTCCTATAACTGATGCTAATGCTTACCCATTATTTCCTAATATTAAACATTATCCATTAAAAGAAGAAATAGTTACTTTAACAAGAGCATCAGATGTTAATAGTGAAGGAAGTACTACCTCAATATCATGGTATTATTTTCCTCCTGTGAATATATGGAATAGTCCAATACATAATGCTTTACCTTTAATTATAAATCCAAATAGTAGAACAGATGATTATCAAAAAGCAGATGTTGGATTTGTAAGACAGATTAGTGATTCTTCTACAAATATAAATTTAGGAGGACGATTTAGTAATTCTATAAGATTAGGTTCAACTGTTAATAATGCTAAAATACCTAATCCATGGTCTGCAGCTGGAGAAAATGGCTCACCTATTTTTATACTTAGAAATGGACAATCAAGTAATCAACTTAATGTTGAAGATAATAGTAATTCTTGGGTACCAACATTAGAAGATATAAATAATGATAAATCATCTATTTACCTAACTTCTACCCAACAAATTCCATTACTACCAGCTAGTAGTAGAGAAGATTCATATAGGAAAAGTACACCACCTGAGGCAGTTAGAACATACTCTGGAGAACAAATTATTTTAAACTCAGGACGTTTAGTATTTAACGCTAAAAATGATTCTATAATTTTAGGAGCGGTTAAATCTATTCATTTAACAAGTAACACATCAGTTAATGTAGATGGAGCGACTCAAATAGCATTAGTAGCTCCAAAAGTATATTTAGGTTCTACTACAGGAGCAGAAGATATTCAACTTCAATCTCTTGTTTTAGGTGAAAATTTAAATGTTTTATTAGGAGAAATAGCTTCATTTTTAGGAACACTTAATATAGCATTTCAAACAGCTACAGATGCTACTGGAGCCCCAATAGCTTCTTTATCAGCTATAGCTTGTGACGCTGAAACATTAAATAAATCTATTTTAAATATAGTTAATGGTAAAAATTTACTTTCTAAACAAGTAAAAACAATATAATATGGCTCAAAGATTTACAGGGACAATATATACAAATAATGGTAAAAAATTAGATGGAGCTAGAGTAGTTCTTAAATCAGGATCTTTTTCTCAAAAAACTACAACAGATATAAATGGGACATTTAATATTTTAACCCCAAATGA